CTATAGTTGGATTCTGTGTTATCTTCAGATCTCTATCAACTAAATCACAGGCAGGTTGCACACCTGTTAAAACAAATTCAGTGACAAAAGGAACAGAAGGAATATCAACAGTTGGTATCGTTATCTTCGGTACTTTTATACTTGGCACTAAAACTTAGGTATTGAAATACCTGTGCTGCTAGGCATTGCGTTATCTAATGCTTTTGGCATAAGTCCTGATACTTTACCCATAACCTTTTCCATCATCATCTTTTCAAACTGTGGGCTTGTTAAGTAACGATATCCTGC